TGGGGGTGGCCGCCCCCATGGCGAAGAGCTTCTCGAACCGCTTCACCTCGGCATCCAGGTCGCGCGTGTCCGACCCCTTGAGCTTGAAGTCGAAGAGCGCCTTGAACTCCCCCTCCTTGCCCTTTTTGTAAAACGTGGGAAGTATCCGCCCGTTGAACAGGAACTCCAGGTCGTACTGGAGCGGGTAGACCATGGAGTAGATGTAATTTATGTTGGACTCCTTGGCCGAGGAGCCTCCCAGCGCCCCTTCTTCTATTATCCCAATCTTGTATGGCGGCATCGAGTAGGCCACCAGCACCTCGTCCCTCTGCATCTTCACATAGACCTTGAAGGACCCCTCGTCGGTCTTCTTCGTCTCCAGTGGCACCCAATCCAGTTTTCCGCCGTCCTCGGGAAGCTGGATCGCCATGGTCTTGTGCGCGTTCTCCGTGCCTTTTATCTCGGTATCGATGAACTCCATTATCTTCTTGTCGGAGCCGTCCTCCCAATCGCCCGTGAGGATGACCAGGGCGGCAGGCACCCCGTAGTTCTCGAAGAACGCCAGGTTGTAGTCCCGTATCCCGATGAGGGTGATCACCGCCCCCACCGAACCCAGGATGTTGGGCGTCCCGTAGTAGTCGGAGCGCGAGTAGAAGTTCCTGTAGAAAATCATCTCGTTCGCCCGGTCGTCCTCGGCTATTCCGTTCTTCTTCGCCTCCTCCCCCGTATCCTTGTGAACATCCTTCTCGTATCCGAACCGCTTGAACCAGCGGTACTTCTTCTGGCCTTTGACCCGGCGCACCTGGCAGTACTTGTCCCCGGATTCGTGGACGCGGACCGTGTGGCCGGGAACGTAATACATCTCGGCGACCTGGTCGGTACTGTTCCTCACCAGTTCGAGCGTCCACCAGCCGATGGAACCCCAGTCGGTTATGAGGCTCTTGAGTATCTGCACCAGCGAGTCCTCGTCATTCGGCTTCAGGAGTAGCCTCTCCATCCTGGCCTTCAGCTCCTGGGCCTCATTGTCCGTCTTGAGGTCCACACCTTCCTTCGGAACCAGCATATGCCCCAGACCGCCCGCGTCCTGGGCGACCTGATCCACGCAGCGCATGAAATACCCGTTCGACTCGTACAGGTCCAGGAAAGTGGAAGGGTCGAAAGGCGGCGTCATCAGCCCCTTATCCTTGAAGTACTGCTTCTCTTCCTTGATGGCCTTGGAGCTCTTCTTTATCTCATGGCGTGCGAGCTTCTTGAAGGGAAGCAGCTCGCCCCTTGCGGTGTAGACGAAGACCTTCCCCTTCCTCGGAGTTGCGAGGGTCGCTTTTTTCTTTTCTTTCTCCAGCGCTTTTGACGGCATCGCTTATCTCCTTTCTTGGCTACGGCCGATCATAGTATTTCCTATTTTTCATGTCCCTTTCCGCCAGCCTCGTTATTTCCCTTCTCGGAAGGAATAGGCAGAAAACTTTAAAATACAGACCTTTGATCTTCTCGCGGTCGGTCTTATTGAGCTTTCTGTCCATCCCTCGCCAGCCAGTAAAATGCGAACAGGAATATCAGGAGCGCCAGAACCGGCTCCCTGATGTTCTGCCGTGCGATCTTCAGCATGACCCTGAACAGGTAAAGCCTCGAGGCCCGGACCTTGAAATAGACTCGGCCATTCTTTACTTTGTCGAATTCAGTTTTTATTCCTCTCGGCATTCTCATCTCATGCCTCCTCGCAGAATAGTTGTTGCCGGACTGTACTGGTGTCGGACCGAGCCGTCAACGCCTCGGAATCGCTTCTTCGCAAGATAGCCCTTGCGTTCCAGCGCCCGGCATTCGCCCCGGCTCAGGTTCTCCGCGCCGTCCCGCTCAAGCCTGTCCATCAGCTCCTGCGTCGCCCTGACCTTCTTGCTCATATCATGCCTCCAGACATAACGCCTCCGATTTCCCTTCCTTTATCCCCTGCCAGAGTTCGTGAATCTTCGGCCCGTTCCGGCTGCTGCATTTGAACATCCGGCAGACGATCGGCCTATCCTCATAGATCGAGCATTCGTTCGGCCCGTGCGGGTCGAAATAAAAACAGGCGTGAACAGGCCGGCCGAGCTCCGTGCTGAATATCTCCTTCCGTGCCAGTATCTTATTGCTCCAGCTGTTGAGCTTGCCTTTCCCGTTGCGCGGCTGCATCCTGTAACGGCCTCCGGCGACCTCTTCCTCCGTCAGCTGTATGTCGGTGCAGACCACACAGCAGTGTCCGCAACACCTGCATCCTTTTCTGCTCATTTTCCCAAGGCCTCCATTTCCCGCTTGGATTCAAGGTCTCCGATCTGCCCCTGCCTGCGGTCTCTCCTGACCTGCCTCTCCTTCTCCTTCCTCAATTTCTTCAGCCTCCTGCCCTCGCGGAGACTCAGCTTCCTCGCCCCCTGTTCCCTGTGCTCCAGCTTTTTCAACTCATGCTCGCCGGGATGGCTCTTATTGTGCTCCCGCTTCCGCCGCATGAATTCCTTCACCCCTCTTTTCCGCTCGTCCCTCTGTATCTTGTTCATGCCGCCTTTCCAGCCGTCCCTATTCCCACCAGGATTTCCTTCTTTATGAGTTGGCCACAGCATGGACAGAACTCATGTTTGATGTTGTTTATAAAAACCTTTATGTTCACCTCAGGCTTCGCAGTAAGATCATCTTTGGGACAATCTAATCCATAATGGTATACTCCGCATTTCGGACACCACCATTCATAAGCGACATTGCCCGAAGCGAATGGCAACCACCTCTGCGGTTCGTTCACGCTTACCGACATCTCATGCCTCCTTCATAATTTCCCTGCCTGCCCTCTCCGTTTGCAAAAATTCTCGGCAGTCTCGCAATTCCTTTTTTGGAAGAGTAAACCGCCCTCGCAGACTTTTCCTTTTTGAGCCTCCGCCCGATAGCCTTCATAATTAAGTCCCGATTAATGCCCATTTTCCCAATCTCCAATTTGAACCGTTCTTGCCCGATAATGACACCCGACACCTCCGTTCCTTCCGCAATATCCTCTCCTCCTCCCTTGTCCGCCCAACTCAACCCGTCCTCACCTCTGCATTGTTCTCGATACCTCTTATCCTTTGCCTGGCCTGTTCGCAAAGTCCCGCCAGTACGCCCCTCAATGCCAAATTCAGACTATTCCAGCCAGACAAGAGAAACGAATGGATAAAAGGCCCTTTTTGTATCATACCCGTAAAAGACACCATAAAAGGTGTTTTCCAAAAGGCAAATCTCCTGAGCAATAGCCCCCTCAATTTGAACTCTCCTCCTTCAATTTCTCCATCTGCCTCGCGAGCAGCAGGTTGTCCAGTGCCTCGACCACCTTCTCTCTCGCCTCCCTCGGCACCTTGTCTTCGAACCCGTCCTCCATCAGCCACAGGTATGCGATCTCCACCTCGGCTACCCTGGAAAGCTGGACCCGGGTGAGTCCCAGGCACTCTCTATACGCCTTAAAACCGTTCATTTTGCCTCCAAATTCCATAAGTGCTTAATACATAACAACTTGGCAATATAATCGAGTTTACATAATAGTTTATTATGCGACACAGCTCACTTCTCCGGCGAATAATACTCTCTGAGAACCCTCACATAGTTCAAGCCCATTCTCTCCGATATCACCGAAAACTTGAGCTTGTCGTGGTCTCTCAGATGCCTGATCCTCTTCCTCATCGCCCAGCGTTCCTCTTTGGTCGGCCATCTCCCCATCGGTTAGCCTCTTCTTACAGCCGCTGGATTCTGCCGCTCCTTTTTTTTAAAGAGAGTCGGATGTCTTTGAACATGGTTTACCCTGTCTTCCTTGAACAAACTTGCCATCCTTCCATTCGCACAAACGGCCACGGCCTTCTTCTCTCGGTTAACAGACAGGGCGGGGTAGGGGAGTGAGGCTTTCCCAGCGACCATGTACAGTCCAAAGACCAGTATTGTTTCCTCTCTTTGTTCTTGTTTAAGGTTGAGACACTTCTTCAGTTCTTCAGGAAAAAGAAAGACTTCATTGGTATTCATAGGTGAAAGTACTGTATTACATACACAAAACCCTTTCATTTTCAGGGTGTTCTCCTTATTGGTTGTTTGGCATTGTCTTTGTCTTTGATGGAGGGCATTATCTTTCTTTTAACGAGGTCGGAGCGGCGGCGTTGCGGTTCTTACCATCCGAACACCCGTCCTTTCCTTCTTTCCTTCACTTTCGCGTCGGCCATGACTATCGCGTCGAGCCTGTCCGTCGACATCTTCATCCTCTTCTTGAACTCCTCTTTGGGTTCCACCTTCTGCAGCCCGTCGGCGCTGAGGGTGCGGTAGCGGATCGTCATCTCGTTCCCGAGCTTCGTATCCTGCGGGATGTCGCAGTTGCCCAGGTTCTTCGCGAAGGCGAACATGTCCTCCGCGCGCCTGTTCCTGTAGCGTTCCGAGTTCTTCGCCTTCTCGGACGCCTTGTACTTCATCAGCCTTCCCGTGTAGTTCCACTTCGACCGCAGGTCCTTGAGCTCCCTTTTCACCCTGTCGTAGACTCCCGCCCCGTATCCTATGACATCGACCTTCACATCCGCCTTCTTGTGTATCCTCATGAGCTCTATCGTGTCGTCGGCGGTCTGCATCGTGTCCTGTCCCCTTATGACCTTCACGATCCTGAACCTCGCTCCTTTGGTCGCCGGCTTCCCTTTGCCGTCGGCGCCCGCGGCTTCCTGCTTCAGGGCGATGACCGTCTCGTCGTCTCCGTCCCAGGCCACATCCACTCCTATGTCCGTCACTTCCTCCGTGGCTTCCAGCTCCCGCTCCATCGCAAGCTGCACTCCGACGAACGGGAACAACGCATTGCACGCTGATATTATGTTCCAATCCCCCTCTATCCATGCCTGGAAGAGGTCCGGGGGCAGCACTTTCCTCTGCTCGTCCTCGTAGTCCGGGGGGTTGTAGGGGTTGTCCTTTATGAAGGCGGGGATGAATTCGTGTCCGTCCAGGGGAGGGGAGGGGTTGATCCACCGCTTCTTGACCCAGTTGTCGGTGGGGTTGGCCGTGCAGAGCCCTTTGAACACGACGCCGGGGATGTTGAGTCTCAGGCGGGTGCAGAGCAGGAGGAAGTGGCGTTCGGTCGTCTCCTCGCACTGGTCTATGGCGAACCAGCCGAGCTCCATCGACTTGAGCCTCTCTATCGCCTTCTCCTCGTCTCCCAGCCCTCCGTAGTATATCTCCGAGCCGTTCTTGAATCTCATCAGCCCGTCCGACTTGTTGTGGAA